ATGGTGCCCGAGGCGTTGTCCACGTAGGACGCATGCACGTTGATCGTGCTGGCCGATCCCGTGATGATCTGTACGAGGTCGGAAGTGCTCGTCAGCAGCAGCATGTCAGTTCAACTGGATCAGCGCATGCGTCGCGTCGTTCGTCGGCATGTTGAGCGTGAGCGTGCCGGCGGTGACCGTGGTGCTCCCGAAGTTGTAGGCGAGGATCGCGCGGTTGCTCTGCGTCGAGTTGTAGAGCAGCACAGTGTCGAACGCCGTCGATAGCGTCACCGTCGTGTAGACGATGGCGGCCGATGGCGTCCAGTACGCAGTGGTGCCCGAGGTCGTTGGCGCGTTCGCGTTCGTAACGGTTACGCCGCCCGCCGAGTAGTTGGTCCCCGACACCTCGTTCGTGGCGCTATAGGCCGTCGTGCCCGCCCCGACCGAGCCGGTGGTCAGGTAGAGCGCGGCCTTCAGGGTGTCCGTGGTCGGGCTCGTCAGGCTCGTGCGCGAGACGATGGTGACGCTGCCGAACTGGTGTGCGCCGAGCATCAGCTCGGACTTGAACGAGGTGCAGATTGCGCTCGAATTCGCCATTAGCCGATCCTCCCGTGCTCAGCCGCCGACTCGACCGGCATCAGCATCGACACCGCGACATCGCGCCGCACCAGTTCTCCGTCCAACCGGAACTCGCTTGAGACCTTGCGGGTGTTGTCGCAGACCTCAATGACGTCAACGACGTCCAGGCGCTCGAGGTCAACCGGGCCCTTGGTGGTCAGGACTTTCATGCCACGGTCACCACGACGTTCGAGACCTGCCCCGGAGCGTCGAACGCGACCGAGAACGGCGTATCGACCGGCGCACCCGACGCGCCTGCCGTATCGACCACCACGAGGCGCAGCAGGTACGCACCTGGGTCGATCGACGTCTGCGTGAACGTGGTCGTCGGCGCATCGATTTCAGCGATCTGGGAGAACACCGGCGTTGCCTGCGCAACCGCGAGCGAGACGATGACGCCCTTGACGGGAGCCTGTCGCGCGGTCGGTGTCGGGTTGGTCCAGGTAGCGGTGAGCGTCGTCATTTGACGGTGATCCTTACGTTAGAGACCTGGCCCGGCGGGAGCCGCCAGTGCCGCAAGATCCAGTTCCAGAGGGTCATGAGCACTGCGCGACCACGAGCGGCGGCTGCACCGAGCCGAACCATGTGACCGAGGCCCGCGGCACCACGTAGTAGCTGCCGACAGGCTGGGTGACGTCGCACTGCGTCCCGAGCGGCACGGTCCCGACCGCGAGAAACGCGAGCCGGTCCTGCTGCTTCTCGAAGGTGTACGCGGTCATGGTGCCGACAGTGAGGTTCGACGGCGGGTTGGGCTTCGCCTGAGGCGGGGTCGTCACGGTGACGGCCGTCGTCTGCGCGGACTCAAGCCCGTTCGCATCGACCGCGGTCACCGCATAGGCGTACGCGGTCGAGTTCGCACAGCTGGTGTCGGTGTAGGTCGTTGCGGGCGCCGCAACCGTCGCGAGCTTGGGCGCAGTCGCAAGGCCCGCAACGGTCGCCGCGCGGTAGATGTTGATGCTGGCGAGGTTCGTCAGCGACGTGCCATCAGTGCGGCTCGTGGGGTTCGTCCACGACAACGGCACCCCGCACGCCAGGCTGAGCGACGGCAGCAGGGCGAGTGCGATTAGCCTTAAAGCGGCGATCATCTGGCCTCCTGAGCTTGCGTGGCCGTTTGCCAACCTCGACCGGCGGCACGGACGTGTGCGCGCGCCACACACCGAACCAGGTGTAGACCCACATTGATGCGGTCGGCACTCACTGCGGCCTCTTGCGGGTTTCGACGATGTGCATCTTGTGGACCCCGTCAGGCGTCTCGACCGTGCCGTGCTTCTCGACGGTCTCTTCGCGGTCCAGGGCCTTGGAGATCGCCTCGGCGATCATCTTGCGATCCTCTGCCTTGTCCTCGCGCTTGAACTTCTCGATAGCCGCCGACACGGCCTTGTCGATCTCCGACCTGACCATCGCGAGCAGCGCGTGCGGCAGTCCGTCGCCAGCCTTCTTGATGGCGTCGATTTCCCGGGCGTGCTCGTCCAGCCGAAAGTGCGCGTCTTCCACGGCGTCGAACTTCTTGCCCTTCGGAGGTTCAGGCTTTTCGGCCATGCGCCTTGTACTCCGAATACGCGACCGCGAGCCGCTGCTTGATGTCTGGAAACCGCTTCTGCGACTCCTTGGACCTCACGTAACGTGCGATATAACTCGCACGCTTCTCGCCTTTGGCTGGCAACGGCACGTCACGCCACCTGTATGCGCGGCCGGCTCAGCTGCTCGGCGGCGGCTTCGAGCCCGGTCGCGTACTGCTCGAGGAACGCCGTGCGCTCCGCCGACCCCGTCGGGAGCAGCGTGTTGATGAACGCGGCGATCTGTATCTCGTGCGTCTGGACGACGTACAGATGCTGCGGCGCGCCAGCGGTCCGCATGGCGACCGCAAGCGCGTGCTGCGCCTTCGCGATCCGCTCGTCGATGGTCGGTTCAGGCTGCTGCACTGGCCTTCCCTTGCTGCGGAGTCAACGCTTGCTGCGCCTTGGCGAGATTGAGCGCAGCCGCCGAAACGCCTGGCGCCGCCTGCATGGTCTGCTGCGCAGCTGCCTGCTGGGCGTTCTGCTGGCGGACTACGCCGAGGCGGGACTCGTCGAGCAACAGCTTGGCGGGCATCCCGGAGGCTTCCAGGAAGTCCCGCCCAGCCTCGTCCCAGTCCACGAGGTCAAGTACCTGCGGCTTGACCGACGCCATCTGCGACAGGCCCTGAACGCTGGTCATAATCGTCTGCGCTTCCTCGGCTCGCATGAGCTTGGATAGCGGCGACGTGTACTCGATGCGGATGCCGCCGGACTCCAAGAGCTGCCGTGGAGGGTTCGGAAGCTGGCGGGCGTGGTGGAGGATGTCGATCTCCCGCACGATCTGCGGGCCAAGGAACTCCGACTGCTGCCGCCCCATCGCCGGCGCGATCATGGCGCCCTTCTCCTGCGCACGGATCAGCGCCTCGGTGGCTGTCATGTCGGGGTTCTGGACTAGGATCTGGAACAGCGACACAAGGAAGGCGTCGTTGATCGACGTCGCCTCCAGTTCCATCATCTCTTTCGCAACTTCGAAGTTGCTGGTCGACTGAAGCGGCTTCACGAGCTCCTGGCCGTCAGAGCTCAGTGACCCCCAGTTGAGCGCTCCACCGCGCAGGCTGAACTGCGTGAGGGCGCCCTCCTCGGATAGCAGCAGCGGCGGGTCGACGGCCTTCTGGGCCGCGCGCAGGGCGGTCTTCTTCTGCTCGTTGAGAGTGCGAATGGCCGGCAGCGCGGTGGTTGCTGGCCCACGGCCGTAGTGTTCGCGTGGCGCCACCCGATACCGGCCAATCGCGTAGGGGAATGTCCTGTAGCCGCCGCGCTCGAGAATCGCCCGGTCGTCGTAGGCGACGTACCACGATTCGAACGACATGCCCTTGTAGCCGATCGCGCCTTCAGAGCGCTCCGAGTTCGGCTTGACGCAGTGCAGGATCTCAAACTCGGTGTACGGGTCCTTGTCGAAAGCTACCCGGATCTTGTCGGGGCAGGTCTTCGGCCACTTCTCCATGCACTGCTTGGCCGTGTACCGGAACTTGCGATACACGGTATCGACGTAGCCGGCCTCGTTCAGCGCCCACACAACCTCGTTCAGTGGGATCGAGCGGTATAGCAGGTGCGAGCCAAGGTGCTCGTCGACCAGCATGATCGAGTTGCCGAACGCGCCGAGGCTCATATAGCACTCGTCGGTTGAACTCGCGTAGTTGGCCTTAGGGCGGTAGCGCGCGGCGAACAGGATCTTGCGGACCTGCGAGCAGTACGCCTGCACCTCGGGGTCTTCGCGCAGGTTCTCATCGTCCGGAACGATGTCGTGCCAAAGCTGGGTCCGCGGCGTAAGCAGCTGCTCCATCGCCGCGGCAAAGCGTTCGTTGGCAGTGACCGCCGTCGCGTCGAACATCCGCGTCGTGCGGATCACGCCTTCCGAGAACTCGCCGACGAAGTTGTCCCACGCCGGCAGGACGAACTGCGCGGTCGTGTTCCACAGCATGCGGAAATTCGCCTGGTCGGACCACAGGCGCTGAAAGTTCTTCAGCAGGCTCTGGACGTCGTCGGACATCAGTGCATCTCGACCGACGCGCGCACCACGTCAAAGCCGCTGATCTGGAAGCCCTTGAGCATCTGCCACGGATCTCTGAAGGCCTTGGCGTCGGCAAGGTCCGCCTTGAAGTGCGGGATTGACTCGGGCGGCAGGCGTTCCATATACCAGTCCAGGAACTCCCACGCCTCACGGTCAGTCAGGATGACCGCCGCGTCCGCTGTTCGCGTACCGCGAATATGCTTGGCGAGCGCTTCCGCCTTGCGGAGCGCGGACGGCTGACTGGCTTCCGGCATACGCCAGACAGCGTCTTGCCGGTCGGCTGCACAATGCAAGAGGCTAGGCGAAGTCCTTGGGGTCGCTGTCGAGGCCCTGGGCGAACTCGGTCCGCTTAGGCCCTTGGGTCAGCCGCCGATAGCGGCGCGTGCGTTCGAGGAAGTCCGGCGGGATCTCAGGGGTGCGCCGAAGCTCCTCGCGCGTCGGCTCCTTGGCGGGGTCGATCAGTTGGTCGCCTGGCTGGCGCATCACATGATCGCCATCGACGGCCGCGTGACGCCTCTAGGCGCTCGAGACACGATGCCTGGGAATAGCTCGCTGACGGCCCACACGAGCGCGTCGGCCCGGTTCGGGCTGCCTTCGCCCGTATAACCGCTGGTCGAGAATCCCAGCAGCTCCTGCTCCAAGTGCCTGAACTCGCCCACGAGCCGCACCTTCCCGGCCTCTGCGAGCGACGAGACTGGCTCCGCACGCACCGCCTTGCCGCGGCTGGCCGTGACCATGCGGACCGGCAGGCGGCGTTTGGTTTCGGCAGCGTGAATGACGAACTCGACCATAGCGCCGCCGAAGTTGGCCTCGGCAACCACGGCATCTGCGTCGTGGCGCTCGAAGGCTGATGCGACCACGGCGCCCCAGGACTTCGGCCCCGTCTTGAGCGAGCAATCCTCAAGCACATACGCATTGCCGTCGACCGCCAGTCCGACGACCACGATACCGATTTCATCATTGTCCGCATTGTCGGTATCCCCTGAACCGGACGGGTCGACGCCGATCACTATCCGCTGCATCTGTGGAAGTTCGCCGGACATGACTCGCCAGCGCTCTAGCACGACCTCGGAGAACAGCGCATTCGGGTTCGCGTCTCCGAACTCTCCCTCAAGGAATCGCTTGCGAAGGCGCGCAGGTAGGGATTGCAGCGTCTCCAGATACCCGGGCGCGAGGTTCGCCTGGTTGTCGATCGGGTTCATCTGCAGCGAGACGTAGTCCTGCGGATTAGCCAACGGCCGTCCTGTCGTCGGGTCCTCATGCGCCCCGAAGATGCGATAGGCCCAGTGCGCCGTCGTCGGCGGGTTGCAGTCGTAGTACATCCGCGGCTTGAGTGGCGCCGGTGCCATCCCACGGACGCTCTGCGTGACCTGCTGAGCGAGTCGCGTCATGGCGACATCGCGGGATGACAAAGGGATTTGGCTGCATTCGTTTAGAAACATCGTCACGTATTCCTGGCCGAGAATCTTCTCGGTCCGATCCTTGTCGTCAAGGCCACCGAACCAGACGGTCGAGTCGTTCGGCAGTTGCGCGAACCAATCGGTCTTGTCCAGTTTGCACCCGACGCCCGGGAAACAAACTTGCATGACCTTGGGGAAAGTGTCGTAGACGACGGAGGCCTTCAGGTGATTGAACCGAAAGCGCAGGATCGCGTGTCGCGACATCGGCGCCTTGAGCGCCCGCATGATGATGGCGCGTACCAGCAGGAACGTCTTTCCAGACCGAGAGCCCCCAAAGAGCATGATGTGGCGCGCGTCGGACGCCAGCAGTTCGTTGGCCTGCTCCTGCTTCGGCGTCAGGCTCACAGCTTCGTATCGGCGCTACCGGCCTGCACGAGCTCCATCGGGCCGCCATCTTTGCCGGTATGCTCGCTGCGCTGCAACTTGGGGATGTGGTACTCGATGGCGCGCAGGTACAGGTCCATAGCGCGCGCTGGGTCGTCGATTGAGTCCAGCCATTCGCTCATGCGGTGGACGTTGGCCGAAGCGAACTCGGCGATAGCCTGGCGCACGTCCGCCGTCGCCTTGTTAGGTACGCCTTTGCGCGAGCCGCCGCCGGTCTTCTTACCCTTCGCCATCGCATTACTTCACAGTTTGCGACTATTTCTCTCGCCCATGCGCCGCCATCTTCGCCATGCGCTTGGCGCCGTACTTCTTTCTCCCGATGTAAGCCGCTAATGCCTTCGGGTTCTCGACGCCCTTGCGCTCGGAGAGCGTGTGCGTGAGTTCCTTGAACCGCTCGCCGCTACCGACCTTTGGCTTTGACACTGAGGGTTTCCTTTTGCGGTGGGATCGCCGCATCGTCGGGGATGATCTTCCTGGCCTCGCGCATCGTCGGAGAGAAGCGGGTGGCCTCCGGCGGAACGTGGCCGAGCTGGACGAGCACGAAGTCGGCGATAGCGGTGGCAGTCTTCACCCCTTCTACGCCGTGCAGCCTTTCCAAAGCAACCATCTCGCGCTCGGGCAGCATCGAGATGTAAACCCGCAGTTCGTTTACTTTCTTGAGCGTGTACCTGCGGATGAGATCGACCTGCTGCATTTCACCCTCTCCCGTTACGAAAGACCCACCAGAGCACGAGCACGTAGCAGGCAACGCACGCGACGCCGAAGAAGATCATGCCGGCCACCACGTCATCGCCGGTCGACCGCTGACGCGACAGATGCGGTCCGAGTCGCCGTTGATGACCAGGCAATCTTCGCGAAGTTCAGGAAGCCGGCGGGCGAGTTCGTAGCGATTGATTCCGGTGCGCTCGGACAGTTCCTGCGACGTGCATCCCGGATTCGCTAGGACGGCCGCTGCGGCCCTGACGCGCTGCTGCCCTGCCTTGCCTACCTTCTCGACGTGATTGGCCGCCATATGGCTTGTGCGGGGGTCTGAGCGCCTAGCGCGAGCTATAGCGTGGACCCTTTGTGCGGCGGCGCTGAACAAATCAGTTTGCATCACGGTTCACCTCCTGCGATCGCCGTAGGCGGCGTAGATGGCCTTGATCCTTCGGTCGAGTTCGTCCCAGCTGACGTACGTCAGAACACATACTCCGCTTCCGTCATCTCGGCCGGCGGCTTCATAGGCTTTCGGCCGTTCGCTCGCCACAACGCCAGAAGTTGCTCCGGCGTCATCTCCACTCGGCAGGAGCTCGCCGGATCTGTCAGTCGAACCGCGGCGTCGTCTTGCCATGCCTTCAGCGCCTCGTCGTAACCAACCATTCCGTGCTCGAGCGTCGCGAGTTCCATCGCCAGGCGCGCGGTCCGTTTCTGTTCCGGCGTGAACTCGACTCGCCGCCTCCGCTGATCGCTGGCGATCTCAGCGAGTACGCCGGCGCGGAGCGCGTGCCACGCGGGGCTGAAGACCGGCGGATACTTACCGCTGCCTTCATCCGGTTTGGGTTCGCTTCGCGGCTTGCTGCTCACGCCACTGCTGCGGGGTGAGTATTGGCTGGGCCGCTTCCACGTCTCTCCGAGGTCGTCTGACATACGCGAATCCTTTGGCGCAGTTGCCTATCCAGGTACGCCAGCCGGCGTGCCAGTCGGCACCGAGCGTTCCCTTGGCGGTGTGGTGGTTGTGGAAATCGTCGAACGTGGCGTCGACATTCATGTCGGGGCAACGCTCGAGAGCGAAGGCGCGATCGGCGTCCGTGAGCCATCGGCCCTCGGGTATCTGTGTTCTCGCTTTCGTAACCCGACCGACTTTGCTGGGAGCCGCTTTAGCGGCGGTCTTCTTAGCTTCTTTCTTTGAGTCTGTGTATGCGTCTGCGTCTGAGTCTGAGAGGCGGACGTCGGGGGACACCGGCGGACACGGATGGACACCGGCGGACATCGGTGGACGTGACTTGTCTCTCGCGGCCCGCTTTCTCTCAGCATCTCTCCCGGATTCGGTTGCCTCGGAGTTCTTCGCCAATAGCCGCGCACGCTCGCGATACTTGCCGTGGTTGACGATCCGCCATCCCCATTGCCGCGGAGGGTCGACGAGCACGAGGCGAGCGCCATCGCTTTCCTGGGACCTGCTGGCCGGATCTGGCTCGCAGAACCTCACCATGCAGTCGGCAACCTGCCGCTCTTCGAGCCCTGTCACGCTCGCGATGTAGGCGCAGGTCATGTCGAGTTCGCCGTTCTTGTCGGCCAGCGCGAGGATGCAGACCCACAGTCCGACGTCCGGCCATCGGCCGTGAAGAGTGCCCGTGAACACGGACCCAAAGACGGGTGTGTACCCGGCCACTATCGGCACGCCCCTATTGACTTTTCACAAACGTCGCATTTGACAGCGTATGTCGCTTTCTGGCATTCTCCGGCGCAGAGGTGCGCGGAGCCCGAAAAGCGCAAACCGCCCCTAGACGCCCAGCCGGTTTGGCCCCCGAGTCTGGGCGTCGTCATTTACGCACCGCGGCGAACGGAAGATGACGTTCGGGCGCCTCGTTGGCGCTTTCCCGAACAATCCCCGATCTTCCCCGACGCGCCAGACGCTCTGCGAGTAGCGTCGCGTCATGGATCTTCGCCCGCACCGCCGCCAGCACCTCGCGCTCGACGAACTCGCTGATCTCTATGCCCTCGACCTGGCACAGATCGAGAAGATCCGCGTGATCGTCGGGGTCCAGCTTGGCGCGGATGTCCTTACGCTCGAGGCTCACGGCCTAGTGCCCGCCAGCCGAGAACGCGGCCTTGTACTCGTAGAGCGCCTGCAGCTGCTCAACCGTTGGGTTCGGTATGACGCCGCGTTTGAACTTCGATAGCCAGGATCTGTTCAGGCTCGTCGACCGCTCGATGTCCGAAAGCCTGACCGCGCCGGAGTTTAGGAACGATCGGAGATCATCTCGGGTGGTTACGGGGTCCATGCCGATACTTGAGCATATATCTGCTCTTGATTCAACAAATAGTTTCTACCCTTCGACGCAACATATTGCTCTGAAGTCCGGCCATCATTGCCGCATGGCACAACCGCGCCCCAGAACCCGCGAGACGCTGGCGCGCAATCTTCGCGTCCTGATGGACCGCGCCGAGTGGTCGCAGCGCGATCTGGCCGCCCAGTCCAAGGTCAGCCAGCGACAGATATCGAACATCCTGAGCATGACCACCAGCTGCAGCGTCGAGACGGCCGAGGCGCTAGCCAAGCCCTTCGGCCTTCAGGGATGGCATCTGGTCCTCCCGAACTTGCCTGTCGACCTCGTGCAGTCAACCTCGATTGCGCGGCTTGTGAGCGCCTATATCGCGGCACAGGGGCCGTCGCGGGCGTTCATGGACAGCCTTGCCGATCGCGAGCTTTCCGATGGAACAAACCACAAGCAAAAGCGCTAAGACCTGGCACGATATCGTGCTGTGGAGCT